AGGTGCCAAACGGGATGTACGCTGTTCATTTCTGCGAAAAGGTAGAAGGTACGCCAAAATGGATAGGAAACGCGGATTTTATAGGTATTTGTGAGGTGGAAGAAGATGGACAAGAAGAGGTTTAAGTTTTCAAAGTATGGAATCAGCTCAAAGCGATACAAAGAATTATGCGGATTCTGCGAACAATACCCGGATTGGAAGCAAGCCATAAAGGACTATACCTTTATAAGCGGTATTCAGTACAGCGATATGCCAAAAGGATCATTTAATACCAAAAGCCCTGTTGAATCCGCAGCGATGAAGTTAGAGAAGTACATTTCTAATGTTGACCTGATAGAAAGGGTAGCAAAAGAAGCGGATAAGGAGTTCTGGCAATTCATTATAGATTCTGCTTGCTACGAGGTGCCTGTTCAATACCTTATAGGCGTAAAAAACATGGCCCTGTCAAAATCCGCGTTTTATGATCGCAGAAGATTCTTCTTCTACCTATTAGACAGGGAAAAGAACATGCAAAATTAAAAATGTCGGAAAAAATGATACTTTTTATATCATAAAATGGCATTGTGGAAATATAAAGATTTATTAGTTCATTTTTCAATCTCCCGGTAAAGAGCGTTGTCAAGCGATGACGCTCTTTTTGATTTGAGAAAGGATAAGGCCATGACACTTTTAGATTTTTTATCAAAGTTAAGCACAAATGATGTTAGCGTCACGGTTGCAGATACAAGCGACAGGGTAATAATTACCTTTTTCTCACAGGGCTATGAAGGTATCGAGTCAGAATTAGCCGCAAGGCCCGTGGCATCATGGTCGCTTATTGGAGCAAGCAAGGTTGTAGTAAAGGTTGGAACTGTTGAGGAACCGTAAGGAATGATAGGAAAAGGCAGACAACAGATATTTACAAGTGAAGAAACAGTCACAGAAGAAAACGTCCTGTCTATTATTCAAAAGGCGATAAAGGTTTATCAGCAGAACGCAAGAGATTGTCAGTTCTTGCTTGATTTTGATTCCGGCATACAGCCCTTAATGGATCGCGCCCCTAAAAAGGTAATGGAGTGGATTGATTGTCAGTATGTTGATAATGTGGCAAAAGAGGCTAACGACTTCTGGATAGGCTTTGGATGGGGAAACCCTATAACCCTCGTTCAAAGGGGCGATAGTGCAGACGGTGATGGTGTTATTGCAAAGGGCATAGCTGAACTGAATAACTGCTATGCGGCAGCAGGAAACGTCCGTGATTTACAGAAAATGGCTAATTTTATCGTTAAATGCGGCCATTGCTATACCCTCAGTGAAATAAACAAAGAGTGGGAAGAGGGAGAGAGCTATTTCACAAGGGACGTTCTTGATCCGAGATTTGCATTTGTGGTTAGATCGTCGCGTTATTCCGACCAGAGACCTATTTTGGGTGCGTCGCTTAGCTACGACGAAGATAAAAATATGTATATTACGGCGTATTCCAAAGATTTGCGCGTAGATATATCAGCTACAAAGAAGATTAAGGGCAGTAAAAAGAAACTCGATACCAAGGATTATAATTGGGAATTTGCCTATGTGGAAAAGAATCCCATAGGAAAGATCGCGATTACAGAATGGTATTGGACTGTTGACAGGACTGCGATTATTGAGTCCGAGATAAATGCTCTTAATAACATAAATGCGCTTGTATCTGACATTGGAAACGGTGTTCAGCAAAACATACAGGCTATATGGTGGGCTAACAACGTCGAATTTCCGAAAGTGGAAGTTGAGGACGAAGAAGGCAATAAAGTCATGGTTGACAAGAAACCTCGCAATGGTGAGTGGGTAGCAACAAAATCCGCCCGTGATGCGGGGCAACCATCAATCCAGCCGTTAACGATAGATTACCACCTTGACGAAATGCAAAGAACCTATACCGAGCAAAGGGCTTTAATACTTGAAAAGCTCCATGTGCCGCAGAGAAATGACAATTCTGGCGGTTCAACGGGCGTTGCTATGGATAGTTCAACGGGATATGCCGATGCCGAAAGCATTGCTTCCGCGAGAGAAGGCATTGTAATAGGCTGTCAGAACGACGAATTAAAGGTTGTATTAGCCGTTTTGAAAGCGTCGCCTGACATTAAAGAAGATAATCCTATGCTGAAACTATTAGCAAGGGATATTCAGCCAGCAATCCGCAGACCTAAGAACTTTGACCTTACAACCAAGTCAAACGCTATTGCTACGTTGTTAGGACACGGATTCTCACTTGAAGATTGCGTCGCAAATATACCTTTGTTCCAAGATGCAACGCAAGTCATCAGCCGTTCTGGGGATGGCGTTCGGGCATATCAGAACACTATACTTAACAGGCAAAACGAAGCAGAGGGCGGTGACGGTGAGACAGCCCCTAATTCGGATAGGTTACAGGCAGATTTGTCAGATCAGGTTGCTAATAGCCCGATATTAAACTGATATGAAAACCATAGACGAATTAAACAGTATCACAACTGAATACGAAGAAGTTGACATAGATACTTATTTTGAGCCTATGGATATAACGGAAGAACAGAAGGAGGAGCGCAAGAAGGCCGCAGAAGATTTGTGGTGGGTGCTTCTCCTTATGTTTGGGCTGATAAAGCAGTCTATTGAGGATGGCGACCTTGATTATGCGTTTATTTATGAAACGTTTAAGGAGAGCTATACGGATGTTGTAAGCAAGTATGCGGATTTAGACGGGTATATAGACCTATATATAGATAAGTTTACGCGCAATACACTTGATACAACATGGAAAAACATAGATTTGGCGCAGCCTGATAGCTTTTGGACTTCAAATCGTAGAGCAGTAGGCATAGCGGTAAATCAAGCTAATGTAATACTTAACTATGAGGATTTGTTAAGAGCTATCAGAGAGGGGAAGAACGTCAAGGTATGGCATACTCAAAGGGATAACCGAGTACGCAAGGACCACGCGCTGTTAGAGGGTAAGAAAGTCGGTATTTTAGACTTTTTTGTCGTAGGCGACAGCTTGTTACAGTTCCCTTGTGATGAAGTCCATTGTAATAATGTGAGAGATATTGCAAACTGTCGCTGCTACTGTCGGGCAGAATACGATCCAAAGTACAAAATGGCAACCGAAGAGGAATTGCAAGAAGTAATGGTAACTAACGTTCAGCCGTAAGGTTGGGCGTTTTTTATATGGCAAGGATAGTGATTGCAACACGAAAGCAACAAGCCTTAGTTGTTTCCTTGCCGATTTTTTATAAGGCATTTTACGAAAGGCGGTAAATGAATATGGTTAAAGATAAGACAGGACAGGTATTTGGAAGGCTTACAGTTGTTAGTTATGCAGGGGTAAATAATACAAGGCATTCCCAATGGCTTTGTAAATGTGAATGTGGAAATACTATAACAGTTCCCTCAAACAATTTAATTAGTGGGACAACGCAATCATGTGGTTGCTTACGCAAAGAGAGATTAGAAAACGCTAATAAAACTAAACGTTATGGTGACACCCCATTAGAAAAAGACAGAATCTATCGCATTTGGAGAAATATGAACTCAAGAACTAAATATAAAAGCAAAGGAATAAGTAAGTGCTATTCCGAAAGAAATATTAGAGTATGCGATGAATGGAAAAAGAGTTTTGACACTTTTCGAAAATGGGCTTTAAACAATGGATATAATGACAACTTATCCATAGATAGGATTGATAACGAAAAAGGGTATTCACCTGACAATTGTAGATGGGCTACGCTTAAAGAACAAGCAAACAATAAGCGTAATAATTGTTACATAACATACAAAGGGAAAACTCATACAATCGCTGAGTGGGCTTCAATTTTGGGTATGAGTTATTACAAATTATATCAACGGTTAAAAAGACAAAAATTGGATGTAGAAAAGGCATTTACTTTGTAGTAGGTGTCTTTTTTTATATTCGTGGCAGAGAAGCCACGTTAATCAAACACGCAACAAACGGAGAGACCCGTATAAACACAATCATGGCTGAGAGAACAGCCCACCAAAAAAAACACAGAAAGGAACTGAATATGAAAGACACATTATTCCCCTACACACTTCAATTTTTTGCAGAGGATGACGACGCTGGAAACTCGGATGGTGGTGACGACGGACAGAAGGAACCTACCGTAGAGG